TTGCTTTTGGCTATTCAGGGCCGTTTGTGCCATGAGCGAAGCAACTGATACCGTGCCGGTACCGGTCGCAGCGCTGTTGAAATTGAGCGTCGAACCCTGCACCCAAGATGAAAAAAGGCTCTTGCCTGCATTGGTTACAACGCTGTCTGCGAATAATGCCGCCATATAGCACCTCCTAATAGTTTTTTGCTCTTGCGCTGAACGAGATGTCACCCCCGACGAAAGCCGCTCCGGAGTAGAGCTTTGCGGTTGCGCCGAGGGTGACATATTCAACTTCGTCGAGGATGGAGCGCAGGTTCTTATAATAGTTCACGCGGTCAAGCACCTGCTGGTTTCTCGTCGGGTCGACATTCTGATACGTGATGTCGATAAGCAATTTGAAATGATAAGGGTCGCCGTCGTACTCAAACCATTCGGCCACGGTTGTATCCGGATATAAGGCCGAGATCGCTTTTTCCACGGCGCTCTTTGTTCCGAGATGTCGATGTACATACCAGCTGTCCTTGAGTATTTGTCTTTTCTCGGCTACGGTATAGTCACCGTCCCACCAGTCGACCTTGAAATCATACGCCAGTATATCGAGCAACACCTCCGGCAGCGTGTCTATTTTTGTGTAGATCAGCAGTCTGGATATCTCCTCCGGACGCGCTGCCAGAATGTCGGCAATGCCGGATGCCAGGGCAAGCATCCTTTCATCGTCCTTCAGAGCATCAGGCAGTGTGCGCAGAAGGTTTTCGGAGGTGAGACCGTATCCGCTACTCATGTTCATAACCTCCGTTAGTGATGGTCACGGTCCCAACCTTGGCAATCTGGGGAACCGTATTGTCGCTGCCGTCGCTGAGCTGGGCGAATGACGGAGAACTCAGGGCAACCCGCTTTATGCCGGTCTGCATGAGCAGGCTGACGAGATAGGACGGGTTAATGTCTCGGCCAAGCCTTGCACATTGCCATGTGGTGTATTGCGCTACCGCCGCCGTGATCGCCGCTTGAATTTCCGTTGAGCTCATCGTCGTGTTGCTGGGAATGTAGTACGTGAATGTGATATTGTAGTTGACCGCCTCCGGATCATCCACTACGACATAATCCGTAAGAGGACGTACCGTGTCGTCGCTGCAGGCGGCGAGAACTTTGGCCTTTATTTCGTCGCCGGCAATCGTTCCATCGGACATGAGGACATACAGATTCACTTGGCCATCGCTGGGCGTGTTTGCGATCACATCCGCAATCTCGGTCGACACCTGTTTTGCCCAGTAGATATATCCACCCTTTGAGCCGGCCGTGCTGTAGGCATCCTCGCTTGATCGCATCAACTCGTAATATTCGTCGTCAGACGCCTCGTCGGCGCCGCCGTCACTTTCCGTGATGTTCTCGCAATGGTCGTAATAGCTGAACACATCCACAAGGGTATTGATCTGACCGGAAGCGTATCCGTTGCCGATTGCTCCGGTCGTTTGGCAAAGAATCTTAACATCAACATACAGCGATCCAGCGGGTATGTATGCGTCGGTTGTTGTCTCCCATGTCAAGGTGCTGCTGGCATCCGTTACGCGTGTCCCGGACGGTATTAACACGGCGGTGCTCTGTGCCGCCGAAATATAGAAGCGCTCCGTACTGACCGCTGCCTGTGCTGCCGGGCGGCTTTTGTTGTAGAACAACTCACCGAGAGCATCAAGGTTTGCTCCTTCAGCTCGACTCGGAATGTTTTGGTTACCGGTGTAGTTGTTTATAACGCGCTCCTGAAGGATAATGTCAGCAATCCAGAGAATGAAAAGCTTTTCCGGACTGGCAGGCTGTACAGATATTCCCGTCATCGCCTCATATGCCGATATAAGCTTGGAGACAAGCGCTTCGGTATCTGTGCTTATAAACTGATATTCGGGGTTTCTACTCATCGTTTATCTCCACCTCCACAGTCGGGATAAGTCTTCCCGGTACAGTCTCATCGATCTCAAAGGTTACATTAAGCAGTGTTGCCCGAGGTTCGAATTCAGCGATGGCTTCTGTGATTTCCGCAATAAGCATCGGCTTTGCCACAGGCATAGGCTTATCGACAAACTGCATAGGCAGGCCGAAATCACGATAGAGCGGAACGGAGAGCTGACGCGTTGACAGAATGATAGCAATGTTTTGCAGGACAGATCTCACGGTATCGCTCTCATTGAGCGTGATGCTGCTCAAGTTTTTCGAACTGACCATATAGCTCATAGCGTCACCTCACGATTTCAAGTATTCCAACAAGTCTACGGATACGGACACGCCGGTCACATTTCCGCGCTTGTCATAGGTCTTCATTTTGATTTTGTGGCTCTTGATCGTCCACTTGTATTTTCCATATGCTCTTTCTCCTACAACGAGAGAAAGGGGCTTCCCGCCGCGCTCATGAGTCCATATCTTGACCAGCTCATTCATCGGATCAACGCCAAGATAAACAGACAGATCCATATCAAAGGACATGGTATCGGGATCAATCCCGGTAAACTCTGTGAGCGCGTTGGTTAGATGGCGGTTATGCTCCGCATATCTTGCCGAACCAGACCACTGCAAGTTATCAAAGGTTTTTATAACATCGGAGGATACCTGAAATATGATATCTCCCAATACTCCAACTTGCATCAAATCACCCCCAGTATAAAGCCATCGCCGTTAAACACGGGGAGGTAGAGCACCAGCACCGTATCATTGACTTTTGGCATCCAGTAAGTAACATTCGCAGCATGGTCATGCTCGCCATCTGTTGTGGCTGCTCCACCGCCTGTGTAGGTGTCTGAAATTGTATGCGAGGGTTCACCATCAGGCTTAATATAAACGCCCGCGAAAGGGTGTTGCAACACGCTCAGCCAGCCTGAAACCATGTCCTTATCCTTGAATATCACTCGTGCGGTTCTTTTGGCAAGATCTATAGAGCTGACCGTTCCGATCCGCACGATGTTCGCTAAAATGTTTTCCATCAGTATCCCTCCAATACATGACGCAACCTAAGCTGCGTAGAATATCCGGAGTTCCCTATGGAGTGTCTCGCCTGATTCACGATGTATTTCCCGTCCCAGGCCCCCCAGCCGGTAAGCATAACCGTAACTCCGGCCAGCAAATCAGGATTACCCGGAAGAGTAAAGCTCGCGGTGTACTCATACTTATTTTTCAAGCGAAGCAGTTTCTTTGCTAACGCTTGAGCTTCGCCAATGCTGTTTACCTTTGCGGTAATCTCCAGACGTTGGTTGTTCTTGTCTTTCGGATCATAGTCATCGGCATAGGCGGTCGCTTGTATCATCTCTTTGCTTACCGGGTCGATATAGCTCACCCTGCAGCTGGCATATTCCTTGTCGGCCGCTCCGGTGCTAAGCCTATACTTGGTGTAAGATCCAGAGCCTTTTACGATGGAGAACACTGCCGGCTTCGCTTCATATGCCGTCTGGTCAAAGAGGACGATTATCTTATTTGTTGCCTTTAGCGATATCCCGGCGTTATGGCAGAGCTGCTTTAAGAATGCAATGTCGCTCATGGTGATTTGCTCTACCCTGGCATAGTATGGGTCAGTTGTTGATTCATACATATAGGTCATGCCATTGGCAGAAGCTATCTCATTGGCTATCTGGGATAACGTGTATGCCTCCCAAGCTTTGCTCTTCTTTGTCTGCCGGATCTGGTTGCTATATGGCAGGGATGTCCCCTTGATTGTGATAGTCGCCGGAGGACCGTCGGCATCAATACTGTCCAGCTCAAATTGTCCGCAGTCTAAGACTTTATCTTTCCCGTCTCCCAACCAGTTCTTCCGGATAAATAGAGCCTGAATGCTCAGGCCTTTTATTCCTGAGCTGCTTGTGCTGTCTCCGGAGGTGGTGGATTTCATCACCTGGTCAATACTAAACCAGCCGAGCGAGCCAACGTGGACAGGATAAGGAACTCCGCTTTTTAGGTTCAGTCGCGTAATGGTTCCGTTGTAATTGGTAACAGCAGCTCCGGGTGTCCCGGTTCCGTAGCTGGTATACTGTGGTGCTCCGTTTGCAATTACCGCATCACCAATTGCCCAAGCTCTGGAATCGTCGCCGGTATCGGTTAAAGCAAGGTATTGCTCGCTGACGTATGCTGTTTTCCCGCTATAGGTGATTGTCGCCCAACCATTCGAGATTGCGCTGACTGTGACCTGAGTCCCAAAGGCAAGCGAGCCTATCTTCGTATTGCTCGTACCGGGACCGCTCCGTACATTCAGACCGCTTTTCGCCGTCACCTTATAAACGGATTCGGAAGCGGAAGGAGGATCGGAAGCTGCAGCCTGAATAGCTGCATTCAACCATTTCGTCAGCCATATATCATCCCGATCCTCAATTTTTATCTGCAGGTCATCAGTCTCGTTTTCCTCTTCATCGGTAAATGTCATAGATAAAAGATACTTGCGCAGGGATACGGAGATATCCACTCCATCAAAGTAGACCTCCGCATCCGTGCGTCTTGACATGTCTTTGTCACTCATCCGCTCACCTGCTTCCATGGAGGCAGATTTGCAGCTGAGCCTTCCTCGACTACGATATTAGGCAACACGAGGGTTATCCCGGCCGGAAATATGTAATAGTCCCGGTAAGCGGTATTTAGATTCAGCAGTTTGTCAGTATGGGCTACATCGCCCAGCTGAGCATGAGCTATACTATCCCACATATCGCCCTGTACCGTTGTGTATGTTTTACTCATGCGTAAGCCCTCCTTGCTGCATCAACTCCAGCCTCTTCGAGTATACCGAGGACTTTATCTTTCAGATCCTCTGTCGCATCTCTCAAGACAGCCGCAATATCCGAAGCGGTACTCCCTCCGGGGAAGTTATAAACAGGAGAGACTGTAAGCTGGATTGGTTTGTCATTTCCACCGGCATTCGAGGATATCGCTTCCGTTGGGATCGCGTTCACTCCGGCGCCGGCGGTTTCAGCCATGGCCACCTTGACATCCGGCTCCATGGCTTTAGTAGCTTTTATATATCCGCTCCATGCCATCTCTGCACGATTCCACATGACACGAGATGGACTATGGATTTGTAGCTTGGCATCAATGGCATCTATGCCGGCCTGGGCTATACGCTCATATGCGGCCTGCACAGCGGGCAACATTCCCTCAGCGCCTTTGATGAATCCCTGCATGGTGCTCTTTGCGCTCTCGGCTGCTTCCTCGTCAAGGTTCATCCCTTCGACGGCGGTCTCAAGCTCAAGCTGCAGTGCGTCCATAGAGTTGTCAAAGTCTGTTTCTATCTCCGCAAGGCTTCCGGCAACGGTTTCCTGCTCTTTCTTGAGCTCCTGCCAGTTAGTAACCATTGCGGCCAGCTCAGTATCGGTAGCCTTGGCCATTCCGGCGATTGCGTTTACACTGCCCTCGCTGCCATCGGCGAAGCTGGCAATCATATCAGATAGCCCTTCGATATCAGTAGTCCGATCTGAGAGGTTGGCGAGGTTGGCGTTATAATTCTTCCAGTAGTCCGCCTGGCTTTCTAAAGCCTCGTTTATCTTGCTGGCACTTGTGGCAACAACCTCAGCTGCTTCATCCCATAGATCGTATTGTCCCGTCACGCTATCGAGAGCGGCATTGTAAGCCTCTTCGTAGGCTGCTGATAATTCAGTGATTTCTTTTCTAACCGATGCGATGACTTCTTGAATATTTTCTCCGGCCGCGGCTGCTTCTTCCTGGGCTTGTTGATATAGCCGGAACGACTCTTCCAGCTCAGCGATTTCTGCAGCGTTTTCTTCATATGCGACAGAGGTTTCATCGAGAGTAGATTTGTAGAGATCGAGCTGCTCGCGGGCAGCGTCTAACGCCTTGCCTTCATTTCTTGTGCCGAAGACCATGCCCCAGCCGGTGGTGTCGTACTTATAAAGTTCGGCTGCATCCGACCAAGCCTTGTATGCGATATCATACTCTTCCTGTGCGATCTTGGCGTTGTACTCAGCCGCTTCTTTTGCTTGTTCCAGGGACCCTTGCTTACCGACGCGGTCAATGTAGTCGCTCCATTGTTCCTCTAAAAGCAGTTGAGCTGCCTGAGCTTCTGCAATCGCGTACAGTGAATCAATGAATCCTCCGGAGGAATTAACAACATCATCATAGTTGAGTGCCAGCTCCGGTACCTGCTCATTAAGAGCCTCGATAATAGAGAGGATGGCCTGTTGGTTTGCCGCAGCTCCATCGGTGGTAGAGGTCAGCTCTTTCAGCTTGTCTATCAATGCCAGGGTGCTGCGCTGTTCCTTTTCAATTTCCTCATAAGCTTCGGTATGAGAGGAAGTCATTTCTTCATAGCTGCCCATCAGATCATCATGGGCCGCCTTGTATTCTTCGAGTGTTTGTCTTCCGGATTCGTACTCGTCCGTCAGTTCTTCAATTTTCCATTGAAGCGATTGTGCTTCATAGGAAGTGTCCCCATAAATCCCAACGGTCTTTTCGTATTCTTCGTTGAGCTCCTGCAGCTGGTAATACTGTTCCCTTGATGCCGCTGTCAGCTCCCATGCTTTATTTGTTCCGTCTTTGGATGCTTCTGTGAGAGCCACAATTACAGCAGAAAGAGCAGCCACTCCGGCCACAACTCCCATGATAATATTGAGCCCAGGTATTGCAGCAGTGAAAGCAGCTGAAACAATGGTTGCTATTTTCGTTATGGCTACATAGGCGGTAATTCCACCTACGGCCAGACCAATTACACCGATGAAGGTAGTAATGGCTTTAACCAGTGTAGGATTATTCTGAACGAATTCCGTTACGCCGCCTAAGACGTCCGTCATAACTTTGTAGAGCTCTTGCAATGTCGGCGTTAATGCATCTCCAACAGCAATTTTCAGATTGTTGTACTCATTCTGCATCATCGTCAGACGGCTTTGTGTAGTAGCGTATCGTTTATTGGCTTCCGCAGTAAGAGCGGAGTTTTCGGCCCAGCCTTTATTTGATGTTGCAATCGTACGGTTGAGCAGATCCCCTGAGTTCGATAGTGAGAGGACCATACGCTGCATTCTTGCTTCGGTTATACCCAGTTCTGTGAGAACTACTGTTGCGCTCTTTCCATTGCGTTCAGTGTCACCAAGCCCCAGAACAAACGCCTGCAAAGCAGTAACGGCGTCATCGCCCCAAGCCTTTGCAAATTCGTCCGCTGTCATATTGGCAATACCGGCGAACTTATCAAGATCGTTTCCGGTTTCTACCGCGGTCATCATGTCGGATATCAGTTTGCTCATAGCAGTGGATCCGGCTTGTGTCTCAATTCCCAGCGAAGTAACGGCTGCCGATAGGCCTAACATATCTGCTTCGGACATGCCGGCAAGTGAAGCACTGGCCGCGATGCCCTGAGACATATCAATTATCTTTTGTTCGGTGGTGGCGTAATTGTTGCCGAGGTCGACGACGGCACTTGCTAAGTTAGAGTAGTAAGCTGGATTCATCTGCGTAATGTTGGCAAACTGCGCCAGCATTGTTGCACCTTCCTCGGCCGTCATGGTTGTCGCTGTGGCTAACATAGCCATGACTTCTGAGAAGTCCAGTAGGTTAGATTTAGCAATACCGAGCTGTCCGGCTACCTCTCCAATGCCAGCCAATTCTTCTGTGGCAATCGGGATCTCCGTGGACATATCCTTGATTTCCTGGCTCATTACGGCCAGTTCCTCATTGCTTAAATCCGTTGTCTTGGCTACGCCAGTCATGGCAGATTCAAAGATCATGGAGGCTTCAACGGCTACGCCGTAAGCGTCTACAATCTTTTTCAGCCCGACCGTTATCCCTGCAGCTACAAGAGCTTGACCTGCAGCGCCGAAAGCAGAAGAGGCTTTCGCGCCGAAGCTGTTAGCTCCATCCGCGGCCTCTTCCTGCTTGGCTTTAACCTCGTCAATCTGCTTGCCGAGTTTGGCGCTCTCACCTGTTAAGTCGGCGGTGTCTACTCCGGCATCCCGAAGGGCATCGCCCATTCTGTTAAGCTTATCTGTCTGCGAGGATATGGAAGCGGAAGTCTTGTCAATCTGTTGCTGTTTGGCCAGCAGTCTATTTTCAAGAGTAGAAGAGTATTGGCCGGTTTCAGCCATCTCTTTCTGGATATTGTCATACTGCTGCTGAAGGACTTCGAGCTTTTTCTTGCTCGCGTCGATGGCGCTTTGCTGTTTTTGATATGCAGTTATGTCCGATTGCGTTTTGCTGAGGGCCGCGATTTCTTTCTGCATGGAAGCGATCGCGCCTTGCGCAGTTTTGAAGGTGCTGTTATAGCTGCCGCCCAGCTGAGCGTTCAGCTGAAATAGCATTTCATATTCTTTTCTGCTTGCCATACCTGGCCCTCCTTTCGGGTTAGCTTTGTTTGGATTCTGATACTAACTGGTTGCTCACTCTGATCCAGGCTATTAAGTCAGGATAGGAGCGGGATAACCAGAATGATACGGGGGTATTATTCGTCTTTGCTAAAATAAGGCATTGACGTCGGAGCCATTTCCCACCGTCACCGATTACAACTCCGATTTCAATAAAAAAGAGCGCGCTGCGCTCCTGATCTTGTTGAAGTCAGAAATAGGCATGTTCAGGAATGCATCTGAGCCGATAGGCACAGAGCAAGCTCTGGCTGCCAAGCGGATAAGGTATTCACCTGAGAACGTAGGCACAATAACCGTTTTCCCAAGCTGCTGCATTTCGTTTTCGATGGACAGCCCATCGTTGCCGGTAAGCTTTCCCCAGTCGAAGGTCATTTCCTCATAGGACTTGCCTTCGTACTCATAAGGCTTACGGAATTTGTGGGTGTAGCTGTAGGAGCTCTGTTCAGCTTCCTTTTCCGCTACAGCGAATTCATCAGCGTCAATAATGACGTCGGTTTTCTTTTTCTCCATTGGAATTCTCCTTTCTAAATACAGAAATAAACCCGGGACGGTATTATCCATCCCGGGCTATTTGATTACTTTCCGAGTACGCGCTTCACGTCGGCCAAGTAGTCAACGCCATTGACATAGCAGATGAAGTTAAGCGGATCAATCTCACGCATCTTCACGCCGTCGATGTAAGTTGCCCAGTAACGGACAGCGTACTCACCGGATCCATTTGTCGGAGCTGCGGGGGCAATAGAGCCGCCAACATTATTCTTCGGTATTACCACAAGAATATGTTTAACGGACTGAACTGCAACGGCTCCGGCCACTGTATCCTCGGTCTGCTGCGCCACACGCAAATCAATGGTATGGCGTCTCGGTTCCGATAGCTTAATTGCCTGTGCGGTTGTGGTCCTGAAGTTGAGGCCGAGTGTCATGGCATCGAAGTGGCCAAGGATAACGGCTTCAACATTGCCGGCAATGCCGGCGCCGGATATGGACTGAGTGAGGGAAGCAAGATCAGGAAGAGAGGCACTCGCCATCCCGACGTACTCAATGCTATCCTCATATACAGCAAAATTGATAACGCTTTCGTCGAATTTCGGCATCTGTTATTCCTCCTTCTTTAGCCCTGCAGCGCCGATGTCACATAGTTGGCATCGTACTCAAGTACGAAGTCAATCTCTTGCGCCGGGCTGGGCGGTGTCATATAGATGTGAACCTTGATGATACCGGCCATCAGATTGGTCAGCGGGTTCTCGCTGTCCTTAAACTCAGCACGAGCGCCGAGCAGATAACCTGATCCTACCAAGCCGTTCAACCAGATATTGCAGGTGTCCATAATGGTATCAACGAGCCTGCGGTTCATCGGCTTGTCGAGCTTGCCC